TCAAGTCGCGATCAATCCATGGGTTCGCAGCGCCGCCAGCACCGATCCCAAGGCCGCCCGCGCCTCGCTGTCGACCGTCGTTCCGCCACTGGGGTTCGGGATCGCCGCACCGCGCGGTCCGACCACGCGCTGACCTGCCAGCAGCAGCCGCTCGCCGCGGATGGTGCCGCTCTCCCACGCGCCATCGACCCGGACGAGCCATTGCCGCGTTGCGCGGTCCCACGCCGCCAGTCCGTCGCGTGGAGTGACGAAACGCCAGCCGGATGCCGTCCAGCCCGCCAGCGACCCCGCCTGCCCGGCCCAGGCGCCACCCGGCGCGGTGCCGACGATCCAGCACGCGCCTGTCGCCGGCGAGGCCGGAGGCTGGTCCAGCCCCGCCGCCTCGATGCCGGCCTGAACGGCGATGTCGAGCAGGGCGAGCGCCTCGTTATGAGCGAGCTCCTTCTGTGCCTGCCCTGTCTCGATGAAGGGCAGCCCCAGCCGCGCCGATCCGCTTTCTGCCATGTCGTTCCCTCGCTCACGTGATGATGATGGTGGCCACAGCGGAGTCCGCGAACGTGCCGAGCTGACGTACCGTCACGGTGACCGGCCCCGCATGGCGATGCGCCGCCGGGACGGTCATGGACGGCGTTGTCACGGTCGCCTCTTCCATGAGGCCGCCATGGCTCCAGGCGACGCGATAGCGCTCCGTCTCTTCCACCAGCGGTGCATCGCGGCCGTCGTCCCAGCTCCAGCCGAGCCGACTGCGGCGGGTCCAGCGCACCAGCGCGTCGCCGTTGCCGGCGTTCGCGAAGGTCAGCGTCACGGGCGGCGGAGGTGCGATCGATACGCCGCTCAGCACCGCCGTCGCCTCCGCTCCACCCGCCGCATCGCCGACACCGGTCGCGGCGACGTGAAGGATATCGCCCGGACGCGCGCCGGCGAGCGGGAACACCAGCAACGCACCGCGCTCGATCAGCACGAAGCGGCTGCCGGACGCGTGTGCCGCCGCGGCGGTCCCGCGCCGGCCACGCCATAATCCCGCAATCCGCCACCGCCCGCCCGACATCGAAAGGGCGTCGGCGAATTGCACCAGCTCGTCGCCGATCAGCGCCAGATTGGCGCCGCGATCGAGCGCGGAAGCATCCGCGGACGTCAGCGTCATACCGTCGTGCGGCAGGACGATCTCCACCCCATGCCGCCGATCGATCAGCGCGGCCGGCGCCTCGCCCAGCGGCTCCGCCAGCGTGCCCATCACGGCAGGACCGGTGCTTGCCCCGGCCGGCTCCCAGGTCACGCCGTCGCGGCTCGTCGCCAGCGCCGCCGAACGCCAGCCCGCCGCGGTTCCCGCCGTCGCGATCGCCACTTGCGGCACCTGCGCGGCGATGTCGTCGAGCGGCGGCAGCTCGAACACCTCGATCAGCGTCGCGCCGACCGCCACGTCCGCCGCCGCGGCGACATGCCCCGCGTCAGCCGCCCGCGCCTCGATCGCCTCGCCCGCGGGCGCGAGGTCGAGCGACACCGACATCCCCTCCACTTCCACCCGCGTCACGCGCCACGCCGCCGCCTCGCCGGGCAGCGTCACCGCGTCTCCGGGCGCATAGTCGAGCGCGGTGATGTCGAGCGTCGCGCGCCGTCGCGCGCGTCCCCGCTCCCGCGCCAGCAACGCCGCTTCCGCCGCCCCGCGCGCCCGTTCCGCCGCCATCACCGCCGGCAGGGCGATCGCCTCCTCGCGCCAGCCCGCCCCGCCGCGCTGCGCCCTTTGCGTGCCGAGTTGGTAATCCCGCGCCGGGTCGTAATGCGACACCGACAGCGCGACCGGCACGGTCTCGATCGGCTCGCGCACCAGCCGCATCGTCGCCTCGCGATCGAGCGCGCGCGGCGCGCCGAGGCGATTGTCGAGCCGCATGGCGCCGCCTTCCGGCACGCACCACCCCTGCGACAGGTCCGCGAGCGCCCCGATCGCCCCCGCCACGCTGTCGCCGCTCGCCGCGAAGCCTGCCACCGGATCGAGCGGCCCGGCTCCCGTCAGCGCACCGCCGCCGATCGCGTGTGCGATCGCGCCCACCGTCACCGGCGCCTCGTCCGCCACCACCTCGAAGGTCAGCGAGGGGATCCGGTTGCCGAAGTCGGCGAGCTGCAGTTCCTCGAACACGGCATAGGCGAGGCCGCGATGCGCCGGCGCGTTCCCCACCAGGCTCGCGATCAGCGGGTCGGGCGCCTGATCCTCCCCGCCCAGATGGAGGCGAAACCCGGTCGCGCTCTTCCAGTCGCCCGCCGCCCCGCGCAGCAGCTTCCCCTCCGCCCAGATCCGCCGCACCGCGCGGATCGGCCTGGCGGACAGCGCCACCGCGAACGACGCCGAATAGCTGTAGGTCGTGGTCGCCGGCCGGCCCTTGCCGCCGCGCTTGTCGCTGCGCGTCTCGATCAGGTCGGTCGCCCAGATCACCGACCCCGCCACCCGCATCGTGCCGAACAGCCGGGGGATCGGGGTGCCGTAGGAGGAGGTCTGGACTGCCAGCTCGGTCAGCCGCGGCCCGGTACGGCGCGGCGTCGGGAACAGCAGCGCGCGGTCGATGCTCTGCCCCAGGGTCGCGCCGATCGCCGCGCCGATCGGCCCGCCGATCGCGCCGCCCACCGTCGTCAGCACCAAGGTCGCCATGTCAGTCTCCCTCCACGCGCCACGCGCGTTCGATCGGCCAGGGCGAGGCTCCCGGCCGCTCCACCACCCGCCGTGCCGCGACATCGGCATGGACGATGCCCGCGTCTGTCCGCACCGCCAGGTGCACCTGCGTCGGCGACACCCGGCACAGCAGGATGTCTCCCGCCCGCCTTCCGTCGCAGCGCACCAGCCCCACGGCCTCCCCGTCCCACGCGCCGGTGCGCAGCGCATAGTCCCGCGGCACCGGCTCCTCGTACCCCGCGGCCCGCGCCGCCACCGCCGCCAGTCCGACGCAGTCGAGCCCGCGCGCCGGATCGCGCCCCTGCGCCACGAACCGCACGCCCACGCACGCTCGCGCCGCCGCCGCGGCACGGTCCCCCTTGGTCATGCGCCGGGGTAGCGGGTCAGCAGGTCGATGCCGGGCAGGTACGGCTCGCCGCGGAAGTTCGCCGCATTGCCGAACCGCGTTGCGCAGGTCGCCAGCCGGCGGTCGCATCCCTCGACGACCTCCACCAGCGTCCCGGCCGCCGCCGCGAAGACCGGCGCCACGCGCAGCGTCAGCCCCGTCCCGTCGGACACGGCGATGGCGCTCTCCAGCCCGGTGTTCGCCCCGCCGAGCCAGCGCAATCGCCCGTCGCCATGGGCATTGGCGACCGGCTCGGCCGCGTCCAGCGTCACCTGCCGCCCCGCCTGCGCCACGAGCCGCGCATATCGCCGCCGCCCCGCCATCGGCACGCGACAGCGCCGGTCGCCCAGCATCGCGCGGCACCCCGGCGAGGTCGCCTCCGCCACCGGCATCTCCAGCCGCGCCGCCGCGCCGGTCAGTTCCGCGGTGAAGCGGTCGTCCGTCATCGTCACCGCGCCGATCCGCCCCTCGCCGAGCGGCACCGCCACCGCCGCCGGATCGCTCCAGTCGATCGCAAAGGCGACGACCCGCGCGCCGTCCCACCGCCCCGCCTCCAGGTCGCGCGCGGAGATCGCCGCCGACCCCAACGCACCGGTCGCCTCCATCGTGTCGGCATCCAGCCCCTCGGCACGCACGATCGCCGAGGGCGTCAGCCCCGGCGCCGCGCGATAGGTGGTCCCCTCCACCACCACATCGCGGTCGTGTCCCGTCAGCGCGACCGTGATCCCGTCCCGCCGCTCAAGCCGCCAGCAGAAGGCGATCGTCGCCAGCCGGTCGCCACTCATGCTTCGCGCACCTCGACCAGCGGGACGCTCGGCGCCGCCCCGGCCAGGAAGGTCGCACGCTGCACCGACAACTGATCCTCGGCAAATCGGACCGGCACGTCGAAGGTGAAGGATGCCCGCACGATCTTGCCCGCCGCCGGCGCGACATCGAGCGTCACGATCCCCATCGGCGCCAGCGCGAAGCCGGTCGTCGCCACGCCATTGACGCTGACCGCCACGCTCCCCGTCGCCGGCCGCGTGATCCGCCGCGTTGCCGCGCCGTAGTGCTTCACCAATGCGAAGCTGCGCGTCGTGCCGTCGCCGGTCCCGATCACCTCGTCCACGCCGCGGCTGTCGAACGGATCGCGGAGTCGGAACGCCCGCGCCGGCCCCAGTCGCGCCCGGAAGAAGGCGAGCAGCGCCGCCACGTCCGCCTCGCTCCGCACGCCCGGCCCGACGTCGTAGCGCGTCCGCGCCTCCGCCCAGCCGGCGGTCCGCGTCTCGCGTCCGCCCGCGCTTGTCGTTACCTGGGTCGAGAAGCCGGGGATCACCTCCGCCTCGCGCCCCAGCGCCAGCGGAAACATGACGTCGTCGAACGCCTGCACCTCGTCCTCCTGCTCGTTCCAGTAAATGAGCCCGTCGCGCATCACCTGCGGCAGCGCCCACAGGTACGTCGCCCGCACCCCGCGCCGCATCGCCACCCCCGCGGCGGCGACGATCCGCGCCCATTGCGCGCGATCCTCGCGGCGCAGCACGAACCCCGACAGATAGTCCTGTTTCGCCGCCGGATAGCCCAGACGTGCCTGCGCCGCCGCGACGCCCGCGGCGCTCGCGGCCACGTCACCGGCGGTGACCCAGTCGTAATCTTCCAACTGGAGCACATCGAACGCCGGCGCCGCCCAACCGACCGGCAGGTTCATGCGCTTGGCCTCGGGCGCGGCGCGATCCAGCACCGTCGGCAAATAGGCAAGCAGATAGGTGGTGCAGTCCGGCCGGTCCTGCTTCACGGCCGCGACCAGCGCCGCGGTCGACGACGCCAGCGCGGTACCTGCCCGATCCAGCGTCGCGGTCTGGGCCGCGCTCATCGTGCTGGTGCGCATGGTTGGGATCGCCGCCGGCGCGAACGCCGCGACCGCGCTCGCATCGTAGAAGCAAGGCCGCCCGTCCGGCATCGTCCACCACCACGGCTCGCCGACCTGGAACCGCGGCGCCAGCCCCGCCTCCCCGCCGATCGCGAGGAAGGCGCGCGCCACCGCCTTCAGATAGGCCATCGCCCCGCCATGAGTCGGCGACAGCAGAGTGGATGGCGGCGACCAGCCGGTCAGCGCCGGGCTCCCGTCCGCCGCGCGCTGCTTCCAGTCGTTCCAGCAATGCGCGTCGAACAGCTCGTACGACAGCGACCAGATCAGCTCGTAGCCGAGCGCCTTGGCCCGACGCGCGAAGTCGCGGTGCCATGCCGCACAGGCGACGTTGAGCGCGCCGCCGGTCAGGCTGACCTGACTCCCTCCGCTCTCGAGCCGGAAATAGTGGCTCATCCCCACATAATGCAGGATCGTGCCGCGATAGCCGAGCTGGAGCATGGTGCGCAGCACCCGCGCCGGCGTCAGGTGATAGATGTCGTCATAGCCGTTTGCGATCGACAGATCGTGCTCCGGCGTCACCACGTCGCCGATCGCGATCACCGCACCCGGCCCGGTGCAGGCGATGCCGCTCAACTCGACCCAGCCCTCCACCGGAGCCGCCAGCGCGCCGCCTGCGGGATCGTAGCCCGGCGCCACCAGCGACACGAACATCCGGTCGATGTCCCCCGCCCACACCGGCACCGCCTCGCCCGGCAATGTGAAGCCGCCATCCACGGCGGCGAAGTCGATCGTGACCTGCGCATCGGTCGGAATGCCCTGCGCATAGTTCCACAACCGCACGTACCAGGACCGCGCCACCCCGGCCGCGTCGCGCCCCTCGATGGTCAGTACCGGGCCATGGACCGCGTCGAGCGGCAGCACCCCCGCCGACCGCCAGCGGAACGACAGGCGAGCATCGCGATAGTCGCGCACCGTGTCGTAGCGCAGCAGCGGATGGTCGTGCCGGTCCGCGCTGTCCCAGATCAGCCCGGCAAGGTCGTCCTTGCGATAGAAGACCGCATCGACCCGCAACGCATCCGGCGCGGTCGTGACGACCGAAGCCATCATCGGCCGCGGGAAATCGACGGTCCAGTAGACGGGGTCGAAGCGCGAGACGAACCCGTCCGCCTGCTCCGCGCGCGTCGGCGCCAGCCAGAAGCCCATGATCCCCCCCTCAGCCCGCATCCGCCAGCGACTGGCGCACCGCCCGCGCGACCTGCCGGCTCGACCGCTGCAACGCCGCCGCACTCTCGCCCGCGCCCGCGTTGACGGTGATCGCCACGCGCACCTCGCGCACGACCGGCGACGTCGCCGCGGCGACGCTCCCGCTCGTGGTCGGCACGAACAGCTCGGGCCCGCGCTCGCCGACCCAGTAAGGCCGCCCCGGCGACACCGGCCCGCCGGTCGCCCGCCCCGGCGCGCCCAGCAGCCCCAACAGGCCGCCCAGCAAGCCGCCACCGCCGCCGCCGCCGACCAGGCTCCCGATCCCCGCGCGAATGGCCGCCCCGGCGATATCGGCCAGCGCCGCCATCGCCACGGCGCGCAGGTCGTCGAACCCGATCTTCCCCTGCCGCGCCGCGCGCACCAGCGCATTCTCGACCAGCCGCCCGGCGCGCTCCGCGCCCAGCGCCAGCGGCCCCTCCAACTGCCCGCGCATCGCCTCCACGTCGCGCGCGAACCCGCTGGTGTCGGCGCGCACGCCGATCACCAGCCGCTCGATCTCCTCATCCATCGGGATATGCCTCCTGCAATCGCGCGATCAGTCCCGCGTCGGGGGGCGTCGCTTCCTCGGGCAACAGCGCGCGCATCAGCGCCGCCAGCTCGTCGGGCGTCGCCCGCCAGAACGCGTCCGGCCCCCACCCGAACATCACCCCCGCCAGCCCCGCCAGCCGCACGGCGCTGTCCGCGAACAGGTCGTCATCCCGGCCTCGTGCCGAGGTCCACCGACCCGCGCCCTCGCCGGCCGACGGGTCCGCGGCACCGTGGATGCCGGAACCCGCCCGCCATAACGACGGGTCGCTCACCGCCCCGCCAGCACCTGCCGCAGCAACGCGCGCAGCGCCGGCGTCGCCGCCGCCACCCCGCCCGCGACCACCGCCTCGCCCATCGTCTCGCGGGTCAGCCCCTCCGCCGCATCATGGCGGCAATGCCAGAACAGCCCCACCGTCTCGGCCAGCGACAGCTTCCCCGCCGCCGCGCGCTCGACCAGCGCGAACAGCGGCCCCAACTCCGCCTCCGCCGCCACCAGCGCAGCGAAGCTCGGCCGCAGCACCAGCATCTCGCCCGCCACCCGGATCGCGGCTTCCCCCCGCGCCCCATTCGCATCGGCGTTCACGCGCTCACCACCTGGCCGGAGCTTTCCAGCGCGATCGTGTAGGACCGCTCGCCGTTGTAATCCCCGGCATAGTCGAGCCGCGTGACGAGAAACTTGCCCGTCATCGTCTCGCCCCCCTCGAAGGTCAGCCGATAATCGTCGAGCGTCCCCGCCAGCGCCGATCCGCGCACCCGCGCTTCCGCGGTCGATCCCGTGAACACCCCCGCCGCCGACACGCTGACGCTGCGCACCCCCGCGCCCGACAGCAATTCGCGCCACCCGCCCGAATCCTTGTGGGTGATCGCCACCGCCTCGCCGTTCACCGACAATTGCGTCGTCCTCAGGCCCGCCACCGTCGTGTAGGCGACCGGACTGCCCCCGTTCCCCACCTTCAGCAGGAACGCACTTCCCTTCTCCACCGCCATGAAATCCTCCCTTGAAGCCCGTCCGGTCGTCAGACGGCCATCACCCGAACCCGCACGTCGACCAGCGCCGCCCAGCGTCCCTGCGCCTCGCTCAGCACCGCGCTCCTGACCGGCACCACGCTCGCCACCCGCCAGCCGCCGAACTCGCGCGGCAGCGTCAGCAGCGCCGCCTCGACCGCATCCGCCAATTGCGTCGCGCGCGCCGGGCTCTCGCCCTCGTCGCGCACCGTGACGCCGATCCTGACCTCGCGCCCGTCGCGATCCTTGGTGCCCCAATCGCTCGCAATCACGTCGCGCAGCACGGCATAGGGCACGCTCCCGCGCCGGTCGGCGCCGTCCCACACGCGGTTGACCGCGACCGCCGCCTCGCCGCGCAGCCGCGCCAGCGCCGCCGCGCGCACCGCCGCGATCGCGCTCATCGCCACCACCCCGCGACATGCCTCAGCCGCGCGTCGCCCAGCAGCCGCCGCACCAGCCCGCGCCCTGTGATCGCCACGCCTTCCGGCACCTCGCGCGCCTCGATGCCGGGCATTTGGGTCAATCTCGCAACGACCCGAGCCTTTGCCCGCGCCACCGCGCGCTCCACCGCGCGGCTCATGCCCGCGCCGCCGTCATCAGCCGCGTGTCGCGGAACGGCCGCCACAGCGCCGTCACCGCCGCGGGCGGCGCGTGCCTCCCCTCGCGGTCGGAGAACAGATGCGCCGCCAGCAGTGCCACGCCCTGCCGGATCGGCTGCGCCAGTCCGGCCCAGCTCGCCGCCTCGCCCGCGGTGAACGTCACCGTCAGCGGCCCCGCGGCGTTCGGCGCGCGCACCCATCCCCGCGCCTCCGCGTCGATGTCGACCGCATAAGCGCTCGCCGCCAGCACCACCGCCGGCCGTCCCGCGGCGACCGCAGTGATCGCGCGCACCGGCCCGGCGGGCAGCTCCTGCCACCCCGGATCGGCCGGCAGTTCCGCGACCATCTCGCGCCGGATCAGCGCCCGCCCGACGAACTGCTCCGCCAGCCCCAGCGCCGTCTCGGCGAAGGCGAGGATCAGCGCATCGTCCCCGCTCGTCTCCACCCGCAACTGCGCGCGCACCGCCGCCAGCGCCGCGCTCGCATCCCCGGCGCCAAGCGTCACCACGCCCGGCCCGCCCATCAGCATCCCCATGCCCGTCCCCTTCTAGCTGAAAGCGTCGCAGCCGTCGGACGGGCCGGCTTGCGCCGACCCGCCGCCCGGCCGCGCCGAGTCTGCGATCCTGCTTGCGCAGGACCGCAGCTCAGCTCGCGGCGAACTTCATCACCTTGATCGCCTCGCTGTTGGTGACGCAGCCGCCGACACGCTTGGTCGCGTAGAAGGTCGTGAACGGCTTGTTGCTGTACGGGTCGCGCAGGATCTGCGTCTCCGTCCGCTCCGCGATCAGATAGCCCATGCGGAAATTCCCGAACGCGATCGACAGGCTGTTGGCGGCGATGTCGGGCATGTCCTCCGCCTCGACCACCGGATAGCCGAGCAGCGTCGCCGGCTGCCCCGCCACCAGGCTCGGCTGCCACAGGAACTGGCCGTCGCTGGTCTTGAACTTGCGGATGCGCGCCAGTGTCGTCGCGTTCATCACGAAGCTCGCGCCCTGCCGATAGGGCGCGCGCACGGCATGGACCAGGTCGATCAGCCGCTCCGCCGCATTGCTCGCGAAGTCGCCCGCCGCGCCGCTTGCCAGATATTGCAGCGTCCCGAACGGCCTGGCGCCATCCGCCGTGCTCGCGGTTGGCGCCTGCAGGAAGCCCTTGGGCCGGCTGGCCCCGCTCCCGTTGACGAAGGCCGCGCCCTCCGCCTTGGCGAATTCCGCCGCGATCTCGCCCGCCAGCCATTGCTCGACGTCGAATTGCGCGTCGTCCAGCATCGCCTGGCTTGCGCTCGGATTGGCGTAGAGCTCGCCCATCGGCGGCGCGATCTCGACGAAGACCGGGCTCGCCGTCACCGGCCGCGCATCGGTCTCGGCCGCCCAGCCCGACGGCGTGCCCCCGGTCGTCACCAGCTTGCGATAGCCCGCGCTGCCGACCTGCACGACATTGGCGATGCCGCGGATCGGGCTCGCCGCCTTCAGCACCGCGTCGATCTGCGCGTCGATCTCCTTGGGCACCGCATAGCCGCCCTCGGCGCCCGTCACGCCGGTAAAGGCCTTGGTCTCGATCGTCGCGCCCGTCCGCACGTACCCCGCGAAGCCGGCGTCCCGCTCCACACGCGCGCCATCCAGCACCGGCCGCGCCGTTACCACGTCATTCATAGGTTTCTCCTGCTAAAATCCTCCCCGGAACGGGGAGGGGGACCAGCCAAAGGCTGGTGGAGGGGTCGCCCCACACGACCCCGAATCACATTCGCTCGACCGTCTCCACCCGCGCCGCGGGCTGCATCGGCACAGCGACCAGGCTCACTTCGACCAGCTCCGCGCGCACGATCTCGCGCCGCGCGCCCTGCCGCACGATCCGCGGGCGATAGCCGACCGACAGGCCGGGCAAGGCGCCGCAAGCCACCAGCCGCGCCGCCTCCGCTTCGTCCACCCGCGCCTCGACGCGCAGACCGCCCGCCTCCTCGCGCAGCGCCAGGATCTCGCCCACCGGCTTGCCCCGATGCTGGAGCAGCAGCGGCACCGCGCCCGCGGCGCCGAACGCCCCCGCCCGGATCACGTCCCCGGCGCGGTCGACCCGGCCGTACACCGCCGCCAGCCCCTCCAGCCGGATCACGCCACCCACTCCGCGAACCCCAGCTTCACGGCGAGCCCGACCAGCAGCAGCGCCGCCGCCATCCGCGCGATCCAGGCGACCAGCGCCTTCCACGCCGACCGCTTCGCGTCGCGCCACGCGCGCAGCAGTTCGCGCAGTTCCGCCACGTCGCCGACCGCAGCCGTATCGCCCAGCCCCAGCCGCGCCAGCGCTCGCGACGCGCCCAGCTCCCCCGCTTCCTCGACGATCGCGCGCAAAGTGCCGAGGTCGACGCCGTCCTCCACGCCCTGCTCCAGCAGATGCGTCAGAACGCTTCCCGCGCTCACTTCCATCCCACCATCTCCCGCTTCTCCTCCGGGGTGATGAAGTCGGCGCGCGCAACCATCGCCCACAGCCGCTCGCGATCCTCCACCAGCGCCGGCACGCGATCGAGATCGACCTCGACCCGCGCCTCCGGAAAGTCGCCGGCAACGCCGGCCGCCAGCGCCGACAGGATCGCGCCCGCCAGCGGCAGCACCGTCAGCCGCCACAGCGCCTTGTTCGCCTCGCGATAATTGGCGTGGGTGCTGTCGCCCGGCAGTCCCAGCAGCATCGACGGCACGCCGAACGCCAGTGCGATCTCTCGCGCCGCCGCCGCCTTGGTGCCCGCGAAATCGAGGTCGGCCGGCGACAGGCTCAGCGCCTGCCACTTGAGGCCGCCTTCCAACAGCATCGGCCGCCCGGCGTTCGCGGCGCCGGCGAAGCCCGCGTCCATCTCCTCCTTCAGCCGCCGGAATTGCTCCGCCGACAGCGCCGATCCGTCCCCCGGCTCGTACACCAGCGCGCCCGACGGCCGCGCCGCATTGTCGAGCAGCCCCTTGCTCCACCGCGCCGCCGCATTGTGGACCGCGATCGCCGCCGCCGCCGCGCCCAGGCAGCCGAGCCCGTAATGGTCGTCGAGCGGATGGAAGCGCCGGATGTGGATCACGCGCGACGGATCGAGCCGCGCCGCCACCCCGCCGGCACGATAGAGATACGCGGCCGGCCAGCCGTCCGCCCCCGGTTCGACCGTCACCCGCTCGGGCCGCAGCGGAAACAGCTCGACCAGCTTCCCATCCTCGTCGCGCAGCAACTGCACGAAGGCATTGCCGTGCAGCAGCAACTGCACCGCAAGGGCTTCCATCAGCCCCCGCGCGCCGATCAGCGCCACCAGCGCCGCCTCGCCGTCGAGCGGTGCCCCGCCGACCCCTTCCGCGACCAGCCGCACCGCCCGCTGCGCGACGGCATTGGAGAGGTACCCGCTGCGCACCTGCGCCTCATACCCCTGCGGCCACGCCGCCTGCGTCGGAAAGGCCGCACCGGCCCGCGACAATGCCGGGCGCGCGCCAACGCGCCCGGGCTTCCACCCGAACCATGCCATCTCGTTGTCCTTTCTTGAGCCCTCGCCCAAAGGGAGAGGGAAGCAGCTCACGCCACCCGCACCGCGGCCTCGCCCCGCGGCGCCAGCATCAGATGCGTCAGCGCCCAGACGCAGGCGTCGGCGCGGTCCGGCGACCGCCCCGGCCCCTCATAGCCGCCGCCCGCCGCCAAGCCGGCCAGCTCGTCCTCCAGCGCGGGGAACGCCCCGACGTGCCACACCCGCCTCGCCTCGTAGAGCGCCGCCACCGGCTCCGCCCGCACCACCTTCCCCTTGGCGGCGTGGACCAGCGTCAGCGGCAGGACGGCGTCGGCCGCACGCAGCACGCTCTCCACCATCGCCCCGCCCTGGTTCGCCTCCGCCACGACGCGATCCGCGCCCACCCGCGCCGCGCACGCCGCCACCGCGCGCGCCCAGCCCTCGGGCGAGGCGCCCGTGACGCTCGCATCCTCGATCACATAGCCCTGCCCGTCCTTGCCGCGCCCCGCCGCGACGATCCCGCACGCATCGCCGCCCACGCCCGCCGGCGGGTCGACCCCCACCACGACGCGCACCAGCGCCGGCGCGACCCGCACCCGCTGCCGCTCGATCAGCGCGCGAGGCCACAGGGCGCCCGCGACATCGTCCAGCATCTCGCCGTCCAGCTCCTGCCGCCCCAGCCGCGTGCCGCCATATTCCGCCTCGATCGCGCTCACGAACGCGCCCGGCAGGTGGCGGTTGTCGCGCGTCCGCCCCCGCGTCTCGACCAGGTCGGGCAGCGCCATCACCTGCCGCATCAGCGCGGTGCGCCGCGGCGTCGTCGTCACCAGCACACGCGGCATCTCTCCCAGCCGCAATCCCATGACGAGGTTGCTCCACGCCGCCCCCGCACGCCATTTGCCCAGTTCGTCCGCCCAGGCGAAATGATGCTCCGGTCCACGCAGCGTCTCGGGCGCCGCGGCGGAATAGACCTGCGCCACCGCGCCATTGGGAAACCGCACCTCCCCGCTGGTCGGCCGCCACGTCGCGGTGAGATCGACCTTCGCCGTCGCCACCACTCCGCTCGGCCCCTGCACCATCACCCGCCGCGCGTCCTCCAGCGTCGCGCCCACCAGCGCGATCCGCGCACCCGGCACTGCCGCCGCCAGCTCGTTGACCCATTGCGCCCCGGCGCGCGTCTTGCCGAACCCGCGCCCCGCGCGGATCAGCCACACCCGCCAGTCACCCGGCGGCGGCATCTGCCCGGCGTGGGCGTGGTTGGCCCAGCGCTGCACCCACTCCTTGTAGACATGCGCCGGCAGGCCATCGAGGAAGCGCGTGCGCTCCTCGGTCGACAGGGCTTTCCACCCCGCATCGTCCGCCGTCACTTGTCGATCAGCTTCTGGGCATAGGCCTGCAGCTTGCGCCGGATGACCGCGTCGCTCTCCTCCGCCGTCGCCCCCCGGCGCCTGCCCGCGACCGGCTTCACGCCTCTGGCGAGCACCGCGATCGCGAGATCCAGATCGGCGCGGCTGACCGCCGGCGACGCCACCCGCCCCGCCAGGTCGTCGTCGCGGGCCTCGGCCGGCGCGGCGTCGGGATCGACCGCGAACTTGGCGATCGCATAGCCCAGCATCGCTTCCTCGAGCCGCTCGTAGGCGATCGCCTTCGCCGCCTCCCACGCCTCCGCAAAGGCGCGATCGATCCGCCGCCGGCCGTACAGGGTCGCGCAAGAGGCCCGCGCCGCCTTGGCGCTTGCCCGTACCTTCCCCGTCGATGCCAGCGTGTCGAAGAACGTCGAAATCTGCCGGTCGGTCAGTCGCGCCCCGGATCGGGTCGCGCGCCGTTTGCCGGACGTGTCCGCCACCGACGCAATTTCATCAGCATCCATCGCCCGCTCCCCTCGATCTTTCCCATGCCCCGCCGCGTCGTTGCCGGGCGCACGCTCGCGATCACGCTGGGCGCCGCTGCCGGCGTATTCGGAAAGCGCCACTGCACCGCCATCATCGGCGTGCCGGTTCGCGTCGACATCGTTCATGAAGCGCCGCCGACCCGATCGCCGCCCGCATCGTCACGCGTTCGCGCCCCCCGCCCTCTGTGACGCTTAAGGCGCGCCGCGCCGCACCCGGCGTCAGCGCCCCCGCCCCGGCGCGCGACGATCGGCAACCGTCGGCGCTTCTTCCGTCAGGGCGAGGCGCGCGACCGCTTGCGCGCGTGCTGCCGCCTCGACCCGCTGATAGGCGACCACCCTGGCCGTCTCCCACGCCGCAGCGAAGGCCGGGTCGATGCGACGCCGATTGTAGAAGGTCGTGCCCGATGGCCCCGCCGCCCGCGACGCCGCCCGCACGTTCCCCGTCGCCGCCAGCGTGTCGAGGAAGGTCGCCATCTGCGCCAGCGTCAGCCGCACGCCACTCCGAAACGGCCCCGCCGCCCCCTCGCTCAT